TATTACAGAGATATCACTAATGAAATATCCGCTCAGTTACAATAGAGCTTGGTGGTTGATTTTAACTTTACACCAAGAAAACATCAGACGTCTAAAAGTGGTAGCAATGTCCTAACCTGACAACTATCGACAGCGAAATAAATAGCAACAGACAGTCTGCCCTTAGGATATGGGTTTGTATTATGGGATAGTGAGCTTGATCTGTTATATGTAAAAAAGCTCACAACTTTGATTATCTGGTCCTCCAGCTATTCGCTGGATATAGTGGTTATGTCTCATAGTAGAAAAACAAATACTTGAGAAATAACTTTCAAGTGTCAATTTAATTCATTACTTTTATCTAGTACTAAAAACAACAACAATGTCAACAGCAAACAACGAAGCTCAGAAAGCAAACATACAGGACCAGATAAAGAAAATCTTTAATGAGTATGCGACTGGTGGGTATTGGTTAGAAATATCAGCAGACGACTTGGATGAGTTTGCTAAAAGAATTGTGGACGAGATAATCACACAGTAAGAAAACAAATATACGTCCAGAAACTTTCTAGTGTCAATTATTTCACGTACTTTTATAACATACCAAACAACAAACAACATGCGTACAGTAACACAGAACATTTGCAAATTTGAAGAGCTATCAGAAAAGGCACAGGCCAAAGTCCTCGCCGACAACTCAGAACTACTGACAGGATACGGTTGGTGGTCAGATACAGTCAAAGAAGACGCCAAGGGGACAGCAGGCCTTGATATAGAAGAATTCGATCTATATCCTCCATACATTAAGGCAAATTTCACTACGTCAGCCAAATCTAGCGCTCTCAAGGTCGTTTCTGAGCACGGTGAGCATTGCGCCACATATTCCATCGCCAAGAAGTTTCTGAGCGATCTGGATGAACTGGAGCGCCAAGAAGACACAGCCAAGACTGAAGCAGAACTGGAAGAATTGGAAGAAGCGTATCTCGAAGACCTCAGTAGAGAATACCTTAATATGTTAGAGAATGAATACGAATATCTTTGCTCTGAAGAGGCGATATCCGATCATATTATAGATAACGGGTGGGAATTCTACGAAGACGGTCGGGGATATATGTCATAGTATGAAAACAAATACCTGACAAAAAGCTTTTTTAAGTCGATTATTTCACGTACATTTACTAAGTAACAAACAATCAAAATATTATGATAAAGCAAGGAACGATCTATTTTGCAGTTGTCAACTTCATCAACGCCTACAAACCAGGAGAAACATACACGAGCGAGGACTTTAAGAATGCACTCTATGATATGACTCGAGAAAAAGGTCAACACAGAGTATGGTACGGACAGTGGTACCGCGTACGTGCCTACCAGTCGTATTTCAGACGTGCTGGGTTCATCACCAATGTCAAGAGAGGACTTTGGCGAGTAGAACATCGGGTACCAGACTTTATGTCCCTGTTTGCGCTAGAAACGCTAATGGGATATAAAGATGGATATTACAACGGAAGAGAGTACGTCAAGAAGGATCCTGCGTATAATAACGATCTGAAAAGGAGACTCGAAGAGTACAAAGCCGGGAATAATTCCTTAGAAGGGAATCTATACGTCAGGTGCACAAAGACCAATTCAAGATACTACATAGAAGGCCACGAGTACGAAGTCCTTGAGACAGACAGCGATGGATACGCGACCAGGATCATCAACGAATATGGTCACCCTTGGACATTAGTAGATCCACGAGAAGACACTTTCATGAACCTACCATATAGGGGCAAAAGAGGAGATCGTAAGAAGATAGAACCAGAAGAGCCAAAGACAGACCACACTGCGGAGATCAAGAGGCTGGGATACAAACCTGGAATGAAAGTGAAGCTGGTCAAGACAGACTCAATGATCTATAAGAGTGCAGCATATTATATCAAAGAAGCGAACCTGCAAGTAGGAGAGATCTACACGATAACAGGCTTCAGTAGTAATAGAATTGCCGAAGGAGGAGAATGGTTCTTTGATCTGGAGAATACCGTCTACCATACACCATACGATTGCTTTGAACCATACGCAGAAGAGGCAGAGAAGCCACGCAAAAGGATGATGACATGCCAAGAGGCTGGATCTTACAGGCATTTGACTAACGGCAAAGAGTATCAGATCGTAGGAGAAGAGGACGGGTACTATCACGTGATCAATGAGAAAGGAGATGAGGTGCACATGTTCAAATGGAGGTTCGCACAGACAGAGCAGATCCCTACAGACAGACTACCGCAGTTCCTAGAAGAGCTGGAGATCCTGATAGCAAAATACAAATAAGAGAGTTGTTGTTTGATACACAGAGAGGAGCTGGCTAATACGTCCGCTACTTTCTTATTTAACTACCAAAACATAATACCATGAAACAGATAGACGTAAGGTCACAGCTCAATTCACAGCTCAGGTCACAGATCGGTTCACAGCTCAGGTCACAGCTCAGGGAACAGCTCTATTCACAGCTCAATTTACAGCTCAGGTCACAGCTCGATTCACAGCTCTGGTCACAGCTCGATTCACAGCTCGATTCACAGCTCTGGTCACAGCTCAATTCACAGCTCAGGTCACAGCTCGATTCACAGCTCAGTAGTACGCTGAGCCATATGTAGACATGGGAGCCCAGGCTACCTGGCCAAGAGCGCGGCAAGGAATTAGTCAGATGATGGCCTGGGCTCTCACAAACACAGATCAGCATGAACGCACAGAACAGCGAGTCCATACAGGACCAGATAAAGAAGATATTCAACGAGTACGCCACTGGCACATACTGGCTAGAGGTCTCAGCAGACGACCTAGACGAGATCGCCAAGAGGATAGAGTCAGAGGTGATGCGTTAAAAAAACAAATATACGACCAAAAAATGAAAAATGTAAAAAGTATTGCGTACTTTTACATCATACCAAACAACAACAGCATGACACGCATAATGGACAGAGACTCAGTTCTCTATTGGCTGAGCAAGAACGTAAGCTACCAGGCGGCGATAGCCACAGAAGACAAGATCACCTACTCGATAGGCATAAAGAAAGAGCACGGAGGCCAGCGGTTCGATGACTACGTGTTGGTAGACACCCTAGAGGAGATCTTGAGCTCTCAAGTGCTCAGAGAGCTGGAGTGCCACGTGACGACACACATGATAGAAAAAGAGCACCTGTACTACACGGGCGCGATGGTCTAGCTAGGAGGCGGGGCCGGTACCTTTTTTGTATCGGAGATCTTCTGAGCTGGCAGCTTGGAGGCGGCGCACTAGCATGATGCTGGCATTCTGCCAAAGGCTCACATTTATGGTGCTAGGGGCCTGCTAGCAGGGGGGGCCCCGCCTAAGGTAAACTTACGCACACGGGAATTTTTCAACGTCTGACAAAAAAATATATACAACATATGAAAGTACTACACGTCACCCCCCTCTTCTAATGGATACGAAGAGGCATCGCTGCTCGCTAACAGGATGAATAAGAAGAATAGCTTCGCAGTTATAGAAAAAGACGGCCAGATCCTTATGACCGGAGGGTTTATATTGCACGACAATGAGCAGACCAGAGCGCTGCTTGGCTGTGTTCCAAGAGAAGATCAACATGAGTATGTAAGGATGCTTAGAGAGACGCCGTGGGTAAAGCCCTACTTTGAAGAAGAAGAGTGATGATGACCAAAAAAAGAGGTACATTTAGATATGAACAACAGGGCATACTTACTCGAAGGGCAGATCCGGCCGCCGGGTTTTGGGCAAAAAAGCAAAAAAGCCGACTCCAAACCCCAGGAAAATTTGAGTATCCCAGAAAAATGTATATATGAAACAGACAAAATATTTCATAGACCCAGTTCCGCCAAGGATCAACGCGGCGTTCGAAGACATGTATGGGCAAGACGAAGTAGAGGCAGCGTGGTATACCGAGGATAACATCTTCAACTCGACTGGGGATTGCCTTTGGGAGATAGTCAACGCATTAAACATAGACTCAAGAAAATGAAAAAGACAGACTTATTTTGGGACTTATCTGATCTTTTTCCCAAAGCGTCTTTAATATTCGAAGGAAGATCTCCAATTATAATAGCCCTAGATCCTTACTACGATATGTCCCAAATGATCACTTCACAATTAATTTAAAACATATGATAACATTGATGATTTTATTGACCGGCTCTGTGCTGGCCTACCGCAGGATGAGAAGAACGTGGATAAGAAAATTCGGAGATTCTCCTGATTGGGGCAGGGTAGCGGTATGCATAGGGAGCTTTTTACTATCTTGGCTAGGCGTCTTGATCGCAGTGATGCTGGACGATAGCACCGAGTTTCCAAAACCACCAAAATGGATGTAACATGAAAACATACACGAGCATACAGAAACTCTTTGGCGATAAGTCAATATCACACGTATTCCCTCCCACGCACGATACTTTTTTAGACGACGAGCTAGAGAAGTTTGGTTTCTATGGGATCATCGACTCTCTGTATGAGATTACTTATACACATCCGGATATGAGACTTATATAGGCTGTTTGGGCCGGACTTTAGAGAATGGCTTAAAATTTTCACAAAAAAGACGTACATTTAGATATGAAGCAGATCGATTCACAGCTCAATTCACAGCTCTATTCACAGCTCAATTCACAGCTCTATTCACAGCTCTATTCACAGCTCGGTTCACAGCTCTGGTCACAGCTCAGGTTACAGCTCTATTCACAGCTCTGGTCACAGCTCGGTTCACAGCTCGGTTCACAGCTCAGGTCACAGCTCGGTTCACAGCTCATCAGGTCACAGCTCAGGTCACAGCTCAGGTCACAGCTCAGGTCACAGCTCTAAAATTAAAAAATATGATACGTAAAAAGACACAAAAGGAGAGGATCATTGACCTTACTGGTCCTGATGGCAACGCATATGTTCTGATGGCGTACGCTACTGATTTCGCCAAACAGCTGGACGTGGATCCTAAACCGATAATCGAAGAGATGAAAAGTGGAGACTATGAGAATCTTGTCTCGGTGTTCGATAGGCATTTTGGTTCATTCGTAACACTAGAGAGCTAGTATGAGACAGTTACTGAGAATTTTGATTGTGCTGCTTTTGCTCTTTTGGTTTCCTCTGATGTGTGCGTTCTTGGGTTCTGACTTCGGTACGACTGCCCTCCGCGCTTTCAAGTTCGGCCTGCTGATAGAGTGCCTGGTAATGGTTTGCTTGTCTTGGTGGGGAATACCTCTGATAATGCTTTGTATATACCTCATAATCGACGATGGGAAATGAAAACGATAGGGATGACTAATTTGGCAATTAAAGCCATAGGAAGATCGATAACCGTAGAGCTAGATCTTAATATCGAAAGTGAAGTTGATGAGATGTTTAGAGAGGATTTTCATTACATTTTATTCAATGAACTTAGATTTCAAATCGTAAAAATCATATGATAAAGATACAACGTATAACAACAGAAGAGGCAGATTCCTACATCTCAAAGGAGGATGACTTGCTTGGCTACCCTGTGGAGTATTATACTTTGACCCCTCTTCCAGTAGGAGAAGACGGCAGGCAGTGGGACGAGGTCAAGTACTACACAGCCAGGAAGAAGGCGTTCCAAGGTCCAGGTCGAGAAGGCAGGTATTGGATATACGTGCTCTCAAACCCAACTATGCCAGGGCTCTTGAAGATAGGGTACACGAAGAACACGCCTGAGGAGAGAGCCTACCAGATATCGAACGCGACAGGTGTAGCGTCTCCTTTCAAAGTCGAGTACAGCTTCAAATGTCATGAGGCCCAGTTCTTAGAAGAAGAGATCCACCAGTACTTGGACTCGTACAGGGTGGCCAACAACAGGGAGTTCTTCAGGATCGAGCTGCACGAGGCAGTAGAGGCCATAACAAAGCTAGGAAAAAAATATACGGTCACTCAGGACTAAAAGTTCTCAAGATCGGCAAAAAGACGTACATTCATAGTATAATCAAAACCAAAAGCATATGTTTTTTGAAGTAAAAGTAGAATTTAGGACCATAGATCCTAACAAAGACAAGCCAAAGAAAGAGACGGTGAAATACCTGGTCGATGCCGAATCGGTAACGGAGAGTGAAGCTAGGGTGTATGAACACTTTGAGTCTCTCAAGATCGGGGACTTCGAGGTCAAATCAAGTTCAGAGAGCAAGATCGCAGAGGTGATATACCCACTCAAAAAATAAACTTTTTTATCCCAAGAATTCGATTTACATTAATAATAAGATATTTATAGATATACATCATGTATTTTTTAAAAAAATTCCTAAAAAGAAAAAAAATTATGGCAACATTTACAGATCTTCAGAACGCAACAGCAGCGCTTACTACAGCAGCAGAAACAGTTGAAAGTGCAATCAAAACATTCCAAACAGCTCAAGCAGGTGCAATTACATCAGCAGAGGCAGATACTTTGGTTCAATCGATCACAGCAGCAACGACTTCACTTGAGGCACTTGCAACAAGCCTTGCTCCAGCAGCTACAACTAACTAATCCAGATTTTATATAAAAATGCAACTCAGTAACATACATACAAACCTTTGGCAAGCGGGCCGCACACAAGCGACTTCGATAGGCTATTGTTTTAGTACGATCAATAACGTGCAGGACAAACCTAGATCCAAACCAGGGCAACATGATGCTGACAGCAGATAAAACATAAAACATCATACTTCAAAAGCCCTGGGAACTACAAACTCTCAGGGCTTTTTTAATTTACGGTAATGTAGCTCAGATGGCAGAGCGGCGGTTTGAAGCACCGTAGGCAGGATCTCGGAATTCCTCATTACCACACAAAAACACGAAAATGAAACGAAAACGATAGCGCTGCTCTGAAACACGGGTGGCAAACTTCAAAGAATGCGCTCGTAGCTCAGTTGGTAGATGCACCTGGCTTTTAACCAGGGGGTCGTAGGTTCGAACCCTACCGGGCGCACAGTAAAAAAACAAATGTACGTCAAAAAGCTTTAAAATGTCGATTATTTTGTTTACTTTTATAACATACCAAACAGCAATAGGAAATGAAGCAGAGAGACATATTGACGGTATTCATAGACAGGATGAAACGACTCGGGATAGAAGTAAAACTCGCAGGCAATTTTCCTTGGATATATGTTGATAGCGTGAACGGTAACAGGATAAAGAAGGAAGACTACTTTTGCGGCAACCACGGATTTACGATAGCGTTCATTCCTATAAAGCCAGGACAAACATTGAAATTCACAGACATACGAGAGCTTTTTAAACTCATAAGAAAATACAGATAATATGACAAGCGTACTAACTTTAGGAGATCTTCAAGGCAAGACAGAATTCGAGATCATAGAGCGTCTCACACAGGAATACGGAGAAGGTGACGGATCGGATCTTGAAAATAAAGAAGTCCTCATAGCTTATGAGTCTATAGGTTCTTGGGGATGCGATTCGAGATCGTTCTTCCTTCTGAGAGACAAGACGTCAGGGGGGCTATTTGAAATACACGGATCACACTGTTCTTGCTACGGATTCGAAGGTCAGTTGCAGTTAGAGTCCTCATCAGTATCTTCTCTCAAATACAGAGATCGTGAAGGGTCAGTATTCAGCACAGGAGGATACGACGGAGACGAGTCAGAGAACAAAAGGCTTGTGAGTGAGTTCATAAAGGATCTATAATATAAAATGCGTGCGTAGCTCAATTGGCTAGAGTATTGGTCTCCAAAACCAAAGATGAGGGTTCGAGTCCCTACGTGCGCGCAGAATGCCCTTGTAGTTCAAAGGATCAGAACGTCTGGCTACGGACCAGGAGATAGGAGTTCGAATCTCTTTGAGGGTACAGTAAGGTCGATTGGCCGAGTGATTTAGGCGCAGGTCTGCAAAACCTGCCACATGGGTTTGAGTCCTATATCGACCTCAGTGTGATCTTTGACATATTGGAAAGTAAATATCTAGATGTGGCCGAGTTGGTGAGGCACTTGCTTTGGGAGCAAGACTAGGAAGGATCGTCACCTTTCATCTAGACA